ACCTTATCCAAGTCGGCTGCCACCTCGCTCCGCGCCTCGCCCGTGGCGACGTGTAGCTCCTGTCTCGCTATCCGCTCGGCCCCCGTCCAGCCCTCGTTGATGTCGGCCTGCTCGGCAATGTCGTCAGCAATGTCCTGCGTGCCTTTGCCCTCTTCCCAGCCGTCGCCCACGGTGTCGAGGATGTCGCCCTTCATCTCCTCGGCGAACTTGTCGGCGAACTCCACCTCGCGGTCCGACAGTTGCGCCTCGATGGCGTCCACGTCTACGTCGGTCTCGGGGTCGACGCCGCTGGCTTCCGACAGCGTCTCCTCGACCGTCTCGCGGGCGGCCTGCGCGGTCTCCTCCCGAAGCGCGCGCTGGATGCGGGCCACCACGTCGTTGTCCGCGAAGAGTTCCCGCAGGCGACGGCCCAGCGCCGAGAGTGACTTTTCGGTCTCGTCGTCCACCGCGAGGCGGTCGATGATTTGCCGTACCTCGTCATCGGCCAGCACGTCGTCGAAGAGCGCCCGCACGTCGTCGGCGATTTGCTCGGTCAGGTCTTCGACCATGCCCGGTTGGACATCGAAGGCAGGCCAGTCGTCCGTCTCGCGGAGTGGTTCATCCTTCCGTACCGACGCATCAGCGTTTCCCGAATCACCTGCCGACGCTTCGATGTCGCTACTATCGACGGTGTGCGGGTCCGACAGCGCCACGGCCTCGTCACGGTAGCGGGACCACACCGCATACGCCTTCCGCTCGTTGGTGCCCACGGCACGCACCGGCTGGCCGTTCAGGTCGCCCGCCATGTCCTCCGGGTATTCGTTCTCCCCGACGAACACCCCGCCGTCGCAGACATCTGCGAGCTCATCACAGAACTCGATGAGTGTCGTCCGGGACTCGAAGGCCGGGCCGCCAGCGTTGGGGAACGCGACCGCCGCGCCCGTGGCCTTGTCGAGATTGTCGGTCGCCGCCTCGCGGATGTTTTGTAGGCCTAACCGCTGGGCGTCGACTTCGGACCGATGCGCTAACGCTTCCGCTTCCATGTGTTCGGGTAGGTCGCTTGGGTTCATTGGTTTGGGAGTTCGGGGCCGCCGTAATCATCGTACAATTCCATGACCTCGTCCGAATAGGTTTCGCCGCGTTCCATATTGGCAGCGAATACCTCCGCGACGAACTCCAGCGGTTCGGACGACGCATAGCCCGACACCTCGTCCTCGATTAGGGCCTCCTCGTCCTCGCTAAAGTTGTCGTGTTCCACCTCGGAGAGTCGGTCCGCCGAGAGGAGGTCGGACTTGTGTTTGACGTGGGCCATCTCGTGATACACCGTCCCCTTTGCTGTCTCGTGGGCGGAAAAGCCCGACTCAAACTCTTGCTGCGTGCGGTCATCGTCGAACAGGTCAGGGTTAATGAACAGCGTTGACTGCCGCGTCGAATAGAACCCGGCCGTCATGCCGATGGGGGCTCCACCACCCTCGCGCTGCGGCGGTTCGCTGGTGGTGACTGTCCCGACGAGTGAGTCAATCCCGACGGCATCGTTGACCTCTTGGATTGCGCTGGTCATCTCCTCGCGCTGCGCGTCTGACATCTCCTCTAAGTTGACCGTGGTGTTACCCGCGAACACGTCCGACACCGACTGCTCGGCGTCGGTCATCTCCCGGCCAGTATCTTCGTCGTCGTCAGTCACCGACTCCAGCGTCGTCACCCGCTCCTCGCCCGTCTCGGCATCCTCATAGAGAACCGTTGAGGTTTCCTCGTCAATCGCCAGCACTTCACCGCCCGGCGCGTCGTCAAACTCAAACGTGTCGCCAACAGTGACGCCGTCGACGGTATCGCCGTCGTCAACCTCCGCCGGGGACTCGTCTGCATCTTCGGGGTCGCCGGGTGCTTCAATGTCCAGCATATCCGCGAAGATGACATACTCCTCGTCCCCTTTGTTGAACCGGACGAACTCGCCTTGGTCCGTCTCGCCCAGCTCCAACACTTCCGCCTCGTCGCCGTTGATGACTGGCTCGTCACCCGGCGCGAGGTCGTCCGCCGTTAATTCCTCGCCGGGTTCAAACTCGTCTAAGCCACTGCCGCCATCCCCGCCGTCGCCGTCGGCATCTTCTGGCACGCACCAGAGGCCGCCGCGCTCGCCCTCGACGGTGGTTCCACTACACTCGTCCGGGCTGTCAACCGTGAACGCGTCGTCGGGGATGCCTTCGGGCGCTTTTTCGATTTCCGTGTGGCTAAAAAAAGACTCCTCGGGACCACCCCCTTCCTCGCCCGCGTCGGGGGTCGCCACCTCGCTTTTGAAGCCTTCGTCCTCATCATCCTCCACTTCCGGCAGACCGATTTCCCGGCGGACCTCGTTTCGCGTCCGCACGCCAGCGTTGAACTCCCGCGTCACCCGCTCGGAAATCATCTTCCGCGTCGACTCGCTCATCCCGGGCTTGAACTCGAAGCGATAGTCCGCGCCCCAGTGGGGCCGGATGAGGTCCTGATTGATGACGCGCTCCAGTTTCTGGAGGTACGGCCCCAGCGTGTTGGACTCGAAGTTCTCGCGCTCGCCTTGGAACGTGTTGTAATTGACGCGCTCGGGTTCGATGCCAACGACGGCCGTCGGGACCTGAAACGCCGAGGCGACGACGCGGGCGTACCACTTCATGCGCTCGGTGAATTCCAACTCTTGGAAGTTCATGGACATGGCCTCGAAGCGCACGTCCCCGCCTTGCCCGGCGAACATCAGCGACTTGTGGGGTTTGCCTTTGACGTTTTCCTCCATCTCCTGGCGGCGTTCCTTCATGTGCTCGCGGTCCCACTCCTCGAACACCCACGCGCCCGACGGGATGGACCCCCGCGAGAGATACTGTTGCTCTTGCGTGATGGCGAGGTCCAGCGACTGCAAGAAGTCCTCGACGAGCAGCGTCGGCGGGATGCCATACCGACGGTTCGTTCGCGGCGTCATGTCCGTCCACAGCATCTCGGCGCTGTCGAAGAAGTCGGGCGACCCACCGCCGCGGAAGCCGACCGTACTGCCGTCGGGGTCGCCGCTGCCGGGACTGCGGTGGTCGTCGAATTGCCAGTAGCCGTCCACGATGCCGGTGCGCTCGTGGTAGTCCTTGGTCCAGACCTCCGGGGCGGTGGGCTGGAGCGCGCGGGGTTTGATTTGGTCGGCATCCAGCGCGAGGCGGTCGTCCTCGCCGTAGGCGCGGCGGTGGAACGCTTTCACGGTCCCGAGACTCCCGATTTCCAGCAGGTCGCCCATCCACATCTCGACCATGTCCTGCCATGTGTCGTCGGGGTTCGGCCGCATCAGCAGGTCGTGGATGTCCTCGGCCTGCGCGTCGGGGAGTTCCGCGCCCTCCTGTTTGGCGATGGGCTGGCGTTTCTCGGGGTGGGTGGCGAGGCGTTTTTGCGTCTCGGCGCGGCCCGTTTCGCCGACGATGGTCCACGGCGTCTCGCTGATTTCCTTCGAGATGGTTTGCACGAGCATCCCCACCCACGTATTCGTTTGCGACAGGTTGCGTAACTGGATGGGGCTGAAGTCCCAGCGGACGCCGTGGCTGGGGTCGTACAGCCACGGAAACTCAGCCTTGTGCTTGACGTTGCGGGCCACCTCGTCTGACGCTTTGGCGAACGGCGCTTCCTCGGCGTCGAAACTTGACTGGCGTCCCCGCTGGGCTTCGAGGGGGTTGGCGCGTGCCCAGTCGTCGGCGTACTTGGCGATGTCGTCCGCGTCGGCCATCTCCGGCGCGGGCGGGCGGTCGGTGCCGTTGCCGAGTAAATCCCGGAGTCTCATGTCCTACACTGTGTTGGGCGTGGTGTTAGGGATTTGGGTCCGCTACACCTCGTCTACTTCGCGCGTTCCCTCAGAAGCGTTTGAGATAACAGCCGGATGCTCGTCGCCGTGATAGCCGCGCGCATCCATTTCCTCGCGCCCGGCATCATGTGCAGCCCGGTTGATTGCCCGTCGGTCCTCCTCTTGGATGTCTGTCGAGACAATTGTCCAAAAGTGAATCTGTCGTTTCCATCGCCGACAGTCGTTCAGACATTCACTGCAAATTGATTCGTTGGTGTCGATACCATGCAGTTCAACCCCTTCCGCAGTTGCCGGTTCTTTACACCATACGCAAACGTCACTATCAACGGAGGCACCATCAACTGGCATAGAAGAGGGTACGCCACCCGACACACTAAGCGTTACGGTCGTCCCAAAAGACCGCCCGCGAGAAAAGCACGGGCGGGCAACCAGGGGGAGCCAGCGACGACCATAGAATTTCGGTGGCGATGCGTGTGAATTTCTGGACGGTGCCACCGCCCCACGCGGTCCGCCGGCAACGGCCGCTGGCGTGTCTGACTTGTGTCGTGTGGGGTATCAAAATACCGGTCTGGGCTACCACTCGATGACCTCGACGCCACCCTCTGCGGTCGTGTCGTCGGTGAATAACGCATATCGGAGTGCGTCGAGTGCGTGGTCATTTTCCTTCAAGACGGTATCGCTCTTATCTTTGTAGCGATATTGATTAAACTCGTTGATGGTGTGCTGGCAGGACTCGGCGACGTGTAACTCCTCGCGCAGGCTATCGACGTGGCGAATGCCCGTCTCGACGCTTTTCTCTGCCTCGCGGGCGTCGAAGCCCTCGCGTGACAGGCGGTCGATAGCGCGGGGTTCGTTCGTGTCGCAATAGACGGGACCGTTGCCGTGGGCGCGTTCCATCCGCTCCAGTTCCTCCACGATGGTTTCGTTCACGACGCGGCGTTCGTAAAACTCGTCAACGACATACCACTCACTGCCCGACCGTCGCAGGCAGACGATAGCCGTCGGCGCGCTCCCACCCCAGTCCAGACCGTAGATTGTGGTGTCGAAGGTGTCGGGGAGGTCCGCCACCGGCAGGCGATTCCCGCGGTCGAACCACGGATACACCAGCCCTTCGTAGTTGACGAACTTCCCGAGGATTTCGCGTTCGTAAGTTTGGCCCTCCTTGTCCTCCATCTCGTCTTTATAGTCGCCGGGCGTGAACGGGTTGGCCCACGTCGGCACGCGCAGGATTGACAGCCGGTCGCCCCGGCCGTGCGTGTGGACATCCGCCTCGCCGTGTTCCCACGTCTCGCCGTTCTCCTCGTCGACGAAGAAGTCGAATACGTGGTCCTTGCCCATCGGCGTTGTAGTAACGAAGCCGTTGCGATACTGCCCAGTGCGTAAGCGTTGTGTCAATATCTCCAGCGCCCGCGGTGCCGTCCGGGACCCCTCGTCGAGCCACCACCACGCGAGATTGAGCCCCGCGAGGCGCTCGATGGTCCGCCGGTTGTCTGCCGACAGGATGAGCGCCCGGCTGCCGTTAGGTGCGTGCAGACCCGGTTCCTCGGTGTGGGCGGATTTGTATTCCCAGCCGTCGAGGAGGCCCACCTCGCGGACCAGCGGGACGATTACGTCTTTGACCATCGTCGTCGTCGGGGCGATAATCGCCCCCATCTCGCCAGGGTTCCACTCTTCCATGTTCCATGCCGTCCGCATGACCCCCGCGTGCGTCTTGCCTGCACCGACGCCCGAGATATAGCCGTAATACCGGTAGTCGTCGCCAAGGAACGGCTCTTGCTCCTTGAACGGGAACAGCGGGTTATTCGCTTGTGAGTGCATCGGCGAGTTCATCGATGTTGTCCGGCGCTTCGTTGTACAGTGTGACCGACGACCCGCCGGCTTGGTCGCCGCGGTCCACGTCGCCCCACTCGTCGGGATACCGCTGTTTGAGCATCGTCATGAGCGTAGCCGTGTCGTTGTTCTCGATGGCAATCTGCATGAGCGCCGTGCGGTAGGAGGCCTCCCCCTGCCCTTTCGCGCGCGTGAGCCGGCTGTGAAATTCTGCGTAGACGCCCTCGTCTTGGTCCTCGCCCTTCGCTAACCACGTCCGCGCCGTCTCGGGATGGACGCCATTCTTGCGCGTGGCTTCGTTCCAACTCGCGCCCTGCTCGATGGCGCTGGCGATGTCTTCCTGCCGTTGCTTAGTGAGTTTGGTCGGGCGGCCGACATCCTCCGGGCCGTCCGGCGTTTCGGTGTGGTGATGGCACTTGTCGTCATCGAACGACGGCGGGAGTTGGCAGGGGTCGCCGTCGGCCGTTGGGTGGCCGCAGATATCATCGGGCATACGCTACGCTATGCGGCGCAGTAGCAAAAAAGTAACAGTCGCGCTTACTCGTCGATGCCGAACTCCTCGCGGAGTGCTTCGGGCCAACTGCGCTCGCCTTTGACCTCCGCGAGTTGTGCGTGCGTGTCGTCGTCAACGGGAATGTTAAGGTGTTTCATGCTTTTATCTCCCCTGATTTGAGCGCATCACGGGCGTCCATTGGAGTATATGGCATGACGGTGTGAATGAGAACTCCCGTCTCTCCGTTAGGCCATACACCTCGCATCACTCGCGCCCCGGTAAGACTCACGGCGTCAACCGTGTCTACTGGTCCGCTTGGAATATCACTCATACCATCTCACCACGGTTTAGTTTTGCGTCCCAGTCGTCTATATGAAAGGTGTGACCGTTGTCACACTCGAAATACCAACCAACACTTCGAACAGCGCCAGCGTCACAGTACGGACAATTCATTTTGAACACCTGTGAAGGTCCACGACGCCTGCTTGCACTGTCTCACCGCAGTCGGTACAGCGAAGTTCCATCGCGTCGGGCTGCTCCCACACGAACCCCTCGGGCGCGTCAAGCATCGGCGTAGTCCTCCAGTGATTTCCGGCGGTCGTTGCTCAGGCACTCGGGCAGGTCGCTGATGAAAAAGCCAGCGTTGCATCCCTCGCACTTGAGTCGCGGTTCCTCGTCGCGATTCATCGTTTTTAGTTCCCACGTCTGTCCACCACACCACGGGCAGGTGTGCGTTTCAGGTATGAATGCCATTCTACTATGCTCCACTTAGTTAGTGGGGCCCGGTGGACTTAATACTTACTAACTAAGACTTTCTGCCTCCGTCATATTCGAAGGTCGCCGTTTTCCGGCGGTAACTTGACGCATCCCATTCTTTACCTGAGTTGCCCGTTTGTCGGGAAGAGCGCGACAGCTTGCGTATCGTTCGCCACTTTCGGTTTTTATTGAGTGTGGCCATCAAACCCGGATGGCTCGTTATTATCATATACCGATAGCCGTCTGTAAAATAGTGCTCCCCAATCGCATTAAGAGCCGCAGTGCCTATACCAAGGCCTTGATAGGCAGGTAATGTTACGATTCTGGTGACGCGTTTGAGATTCTCAGCATGAGGCGCTGGGTGATGGATGACACCAACAAACGTCACTGGTTCGTCATTCCAATATGCGACATAACAGTGAGCAGCTTGCGAAATTGAGTGGTCTAAATAGTGATGCTCCCGGAATATCTTCCACGCCGCTCGGTCGACAGGTTCGACCTCAATCTCGATTTCCGGTTTGCGAAAGGGCGGGTCCGTAACCACCTCCTCGGTTTCTAAGTCAACCACCCAGTCGGGTTCGAGCCAGTCGAGAATATCGTAGTGGCACGCCACCGCGACAAATTCTTGGTTCTGGTCACGCGCGTATTTCGCCGTCGCGTGACTGATAGACTTCGCCACCTGCCGGTCGACC